CGTTTGCTCCAGTCCACGTATTCATGACCATGTAGTCAGTAGCGCTTACTGTATATGAGGAACTTAAGCGATTTGTTACACTTGTTACAGGCTGCTGTATAAATCGTTGCAACACGTTTGGCGCTATATTGCCTGCATTAGTGACGTAAGTGTTACGAATATCATATACTGGCTCACTGTCGTCCTGTGGGTCGTTCGTATCGATTACATCTGGCTCTGGTGTTACAACGTCTTCATCATTATCGTCAAGCTGCCACGCTTCAAATTCCCCCTCAATAGGTCGCGCTATGAATGACGTTTGAAACGGTAGATAAAAACGGCTTTCAATTTCCAGCGTATTTAACGGGCTTATAAATCGTTTGTAATAACCGCCTCGCTTTACAATTGTGCTATTATTTTGGCCCGCTATGATTTCCTGCACTCCGAGCGAATGAATACCCGTGTCTGCGTTTGGGTATAGTATGCCACTCCACTCGTCTATCACTTCGCCCGGTGTGAAATTGTCATAAATGTTTTTATGGTTGTCAAACGTTCCTGAGCCAATTTGTACAGTTGGTTGCTCTATTGTTAGCTGACCATTACTTCCTGTATTTGCCTCGTAAATTACTTGGTCTCCGTTGGTCGCTTCGCCTGTCATTACAAACATGGCTATGTTTGAAAGTTTACCGTATGCTGTGGAGCCGTTTATGTCGGTAATTGCTGCGCCTTCGAAGTTGTATGCTAGTATTTCCCCCGTTATGCTTAAACTCACTTGTTGAGAAGGTAAAACAGGTAAGTCAATTGAAAGATTTTCATTTCCCCCCGGTACTTCCAGAACATTACTAAAAAAACTGTCATCAAGATAGATTGCCCCGCTATTTCTGTCAAAACACATTGGGTCGGGAGTCATAGCAATATAAAAGTAACCGCTTGCCGCCCATGCAGGATTGCTGATGTTCAACGTGTCAATACTAACCGTATTTTGATAGTTACCGTATAGCATTACATCAGGCCCAAAAGTAACGGAATTAGCCAAGAATAGTGTACCGCATTGAATTTGTAAGCGTAACACTAAACGTCCGCAAATGTCTTCGCCCGGTGAAAACGTTCCACCGCCCGGATAACTGTGGCGGTATTGAAACTGCAAACGCAATACAGTGTCCTCCTCATAGACTAGATTATTGTCAGTTATTTCTGTGCCTATTAACTCAGAAAATAAGCCAACTGGATTTAGAAATTGAGCAAATTGAAATAAAACCGGTAAATTTGCGTTTGTCTCCCATATACGTTGCACCTTCTGCAATGGCGGCAAGAAAGTACTCGAGCCACCTACAAGCTTAAAAACGTCTTGACCTACTTCTAGGTTTACATCTTGCGTCGTTGTGCTGGAGCTTACCGTGCCGCCCTTCGTAACGCTGTAAAAAGCTATATTAGAGTCATCGGTAACGGCGCCAATTGGCACAAAATAAAAGACGCCCTCAGCAAAAAACACGCGGCTGTTGAACGTAATTGATAAATCTTCTAACACTTTAAAGGCACTAAAAAACTGACTCGTTCCGTTTTCGTTTTGGTTGTAAAAAGCAGAATGGTTTACCCTTGATTCTACAAGCGCGTTTGTGCTTGCAAAACTTGTGGTAGGGTAAAAGTTATTTGCGTATTTAAATAAAACGTCAGTGCTGTCGTACACATGGAGCGCCCGCGTTTTTAATAGGCATTTTAAAATGTGGTTTGCTATGTTGTCGCGGCCTGTGTATGCCGTGCCGCTATTCGTGTACAATGTATTGGCTAGGTTGCCTAATTCGTCCACGGCGTTAAACGTGTTTTGTATTGGATACGCCTCATCCATTAAGCTTATTTGTTCAGACAACAGTACACCCGTCCAAAAAAGATTTTGTAAAATGCCGAACCCCCAACCTTTCCAAACTGATATTGTAAATTCTGCATCCTCTGAGCTTGCAAGTTGCTGTATGAAGCTAGTATGCTGTGCATCGTTTTCAATAAGCGTAAAGGTTAATTCACTGCCTATTATTGGCTGCATTCGGTTTTCATTGTCGCCGCTGTATTGCAGCGTGAACCCATCAGCGCCAAGGTTGAATTCAAACGGCGATACTTGCCATCCTGCTTGGTGAATGTTTAAACGGTACTCAAGGCCGTTGTCGTCTTTAAACTCTGCGTATAGTCGTATCGGGTCCATGGCTTAAAATCCTCTCACTCGGTTTCTGTCAATTGCATTTCTTTCACTCGTTAGCAGTATATCACGGCCTGAAATTTTGCCTGTGACTTGTACGGCTTGGCCGCCCATCATGCTCTGTAATTTACTCAGCGGCGCAATTACCTCCGGATCAACGCTTGCATTTTGGTTATCTCCTACCATTGCCATTGTAGGACCAAAGGCAAGGCCACCCTTTGCGAGTGCTGGCGGGCTGCCTTGCATCCGTGTACTCAGTCCTTTGATCACTGCACCCGCTGCAACCAATGCAACACCAGCGGCCACGGCTGCCAGTGGATTAGTGGTAAGCGATACAAAGAAAGTGCTGGCCGCTATACCTGCGGCAATAAACTGCTGGCCGAGATCAATTAGCAAGCTGGCCAATCCTAGAACAGCCTGGGAAAATATATCGCTCATCTGCACCGTGCCCGCAATCAGTCCACCGATCGCCATGCCTATACCTGCGAATGCGCCTTCAACTGCTGGCCCCATATCCACCATCATACTCAACTCCTTGCGACCTGCCTGTAGGTTCTCCGCTAACTCGCTGACGGCTGTGCTGCTTTGGGTTACAAGCTCAGGGCTTGGCGCTCCTGCTGTTCCACCTTTGGCGGCTAGTGGTTGTAAGCCTGTGTCTGCTGCGCCTGAACCGCCGCCGCTAATGGCTGACGGTATTAAATTAGTTAAGCCGCCCAATGTTCTTAAAGCCTCGGCCACCGCGCTGTCGCTAACCAATTCAATTGGATCCTTTGCTAACTCGGCATTAATGCCATCGCGAATGGCTGCGGCTGTATCTGTAACTATACCGCCTAAATCGTCAAAGGTTTTAAGCAACCCATTTTTCATGGTTTCAAATGCACCTTCAAAGTCACCTGAAAGCACCTGCATAAATGCCTTACCCAAGTCCTTTACTCTGTCAATTACAGAACCGACGACGGTCCAAATATTTTTGAAAGATTGCACGAATGCAGACTTGACGTACCCCACTAACATTCGCACCGCGTCGCTCTCGTTGTAAAGCGTTATAAAGTAATTGATCACGTCGGTAATGTATGGCGCTATCTCATCCGCAAAGGTTACGATCGCGATACCCAAACCGACGACGGCAGCAATGACCAAACCAACAGGAGAAACAAGCATCATAAAGCCCTGTATAATGCTAGGCAGTATAATAAGCAGCGGGCCAATGGCCGCAGCTATACCGCCGCCAATTACTAGAAACTTTTTTACCTGTGGGCTGAGGTTTTGAAACGCGGCCAGCATATTCTTTAGGCCGTCAATGACCGGCGGCAAAAAGTCCATTATAATCTTACCAAACTGCTCTTGCAAATCGCCAAAGGAATTGGCGAGCTGCTTCAGCCCACCCGTGCCCGCCTTTGCTGCTGCCTCGGCTGATCCGCCGTACTGCTTTTCTAGCTCGTCAAGTATAACGGTTTGTGCCTCGGCTAGTCTGCCGCTTTCGGTCAGGCTTTTAATTACCGCCTTTTGGTCTTCGCTGAACTGGATACCCGAACGGCTCAAAGCGGTCAGGTTTGCAATTGGATCATTCAGCGCTTTACCCAATTGAATGGATGCGCTTTTCAGATCGCCATCTAATCGCGTAGCTAAGTCGAGCGCTACCTTTTGCGTACGGGAAAACTGATCGCCGGCAATGTTCGTAAATGTCAGGAGCTGAGACGTTGCATCCTTTAATATCTCCTCATCTCCGAATATGGTTTTTGTTTGCAGGTCGGCAGCCATCTGCTGCAACTGCTTGGAAGTAAATCCAACGGTTGCGCCTGTAGACTTTAAACCTGCCTCAACCTGTGCGATTGCTTTGGCCTGCTGGTCGAATGCTTTCACCGCTGTAAAGCCAAGCGCCGCAATCGGTGCAGTTAGCCCCATGGTCATGGACTTGCCGAGCTTCTTAGTGTTCATACCAAAGCGCTGCATCTTTTTCATAGACGAGCCAAGCGCCTTATCAAATTGCTTTGTTTGCGCTCCAATCGTTACAATTAAATCATTCAGCTTTGCCATTGATCTCTTTCTAATATTCGTTGTCTCAGTTCCTCCTTGGTGAGCTTGTCAGCCTTTGCCTTTGGCTTCTCCCATGGGAACATCATTAGGTCCTTTGGCTGCAATTTACGCCCTTTTTTTAGGTGGGGTTGCATGATCATAGAACCAAGCCACCGAGTGCGCTCCCACTCCATACGTTCGCGCATCTCCTCGCTCTCTCGGTTGGCGTCAAGTGCTAGGCTTACCTCGCCAAATGTCATTGACCAAAACGCAGAAGGGGACAGGCGCAATATGCCCATCCCCATCCGTATGATATCCGGCCAGCCAATCGGCTTGTCCGTGCCGTCTATGCTTTTTTTTCGCTGCTATATTCGCCGAGTGCATCAAAGCACTGGGTGACGTGTTCAAGTGTAATGTAATCTTCGAACGTCGGCAGGTCCATATCAAAGTCCTGCCCTTCAAAGGTGCATCCGCATTCGACGCCAACGAAACAAAGGAAGGCGCACGCCTCTGCGCTTAGCTTCGACGGATCGGATAGGCTGAACACATTAACTTTTGTTTTACGCTCAAACTTCTTCAGCGCCTTCATGCTGTACCGCACTGGGTACTCTGTGCCGTTTACTTCAATCATTCAGCCGTCTGTGTAATTGCACCGCTCAACTCAAAGGATGCGCTGTAAGTGGCTGTGTCTTCCGTGCCCCCTGATTGCTCAAGACTGGTAATAAATCCGCTAGCGCTATAATTGAAATCTTCGCCTACAACTGGTGTAGCTTTACCGAACTTCAATGTTAGGGATGTGCGATCGTTTAACGCTGTAAACAAATCAGAAACATCTTTATTGGATGCATCGTTATAGTCAACCAAACCGCTGACGCTCATTGATCCTGATTTGACACCGCCGAGCAGCTCACGAAAACCCGCGCTGTCCTTTGTGGTGATGTCGATCGTTTCCATGTTTAGGGAAAGCGAGCAATCTGTAGCCGCTGCGATCAGCGTGCCGCCGATATATACACCCAGTTCTGTACCGTTAAAAATGGCCATTTTATTCTTCTGTTAATTCGTTATTATCTAAGTCCGTTTTTTTCTTTGGGGCGTCGAGGTATCCTTTTGCTTTTAGTTCTGCGGCAAAGTCAGAAGTGACTGACGGCGTTGCGCCTTTCTTCCAATTGTTACCGCGTAGCTTGCACGCCTTTTGAATTGTGACCTTCATGCCTGCAAGTTAATCAATAATCATTTACGGCATCAAACTTTGAATTGCTACAATATCATTTTCTGTTAATCCGTCCGCGTCGTGGCTGAACATCATGCCAACGGCAACAGCTTCACAGTATGCATTTCCAATTACATGATTTATGAAAAGCTCTGCTCCTGTCACAGAAACAACCGCATCAATTTGTTCTTTCGTGTATTTCATCAAAGTAGGCTAATATTGGTGTCATACGCAAAGGACATTGTGTCGTTTATAACTGTGTAATTCGTGCCGTCCGTGCTTCCGCTTATTGTAATGTGCGTTGCGGCGCTAAAAGAACGAATTCGAATGATGCCACTTTGAAACGTATAAGTTGCACCCATGTCAATATCAAGGTAATTATTTGCGGCTGTAGTTTGGTAAGAATACCAATTGCTGTAATTGCTTGAATCAAATGCCTTCCACGGAGCGTAGCTTGCAGAATAGAAATGACCTGCGCTTGCAACAAATGGCGTTGGCGCGGTGTCCGAGGTCATGATGCTCGGGTAATCTGTGCCGCTACTTGTATATCTCCAGTTTGATATTGATAAACGCGCGTTGCTCGCGTTGCCTGAAGAGTCAACCCCACGACAACGAAAATATCTAAATGTCGCTTGTAGTATGCCATACGTGCCTGTGACCTCTGCGGATTGTACAAAATCGCCAAACTCCTGCACCCGCACTTTTACGGTCCTTGTTGAGGTGCTGGTGTCTGTATCCTCCCACGTTAAAACGCCATTGGTGTCGGTTACATTTGCTGTGCTAACAATTTCTGTTGCTCCGATAAAAACAGACGCGCTGACAAAGGGCTGCGTGTATGAAGCATAGTTTGTAATGGTTACGGTTTTAGAGGAGCTAATAATATCGGTCATCGTACTAAGCGTTGGGCTAGGTGTAGCCGTACCGCCTCCGCCCTGAGTAGTAAAAAAACCGTCAACGTTATTTATGTCCGCTGTTGGGACTCCTGATATTTCTCCCATATTATCAATCTATTTGTACCCAATCTTGTGATGGGTTGAAGTATACTAACTCTTCACCTCCTTGCCCTGTACCGATGTAATGACCGACAACCCGTGAATAGTCGTTCGTTGTAGTTGGTGCTGTCGCGCTAAAAGCCCCACTCGCGCCAATCCACAAGGCACTCCCTGCCGATGCTCCGCTTATACTGTTTGCCGCATCAACCATCCCCTGCAAAACACATGAACCGCTGCCCGTGTGAAATCCTAAGAATTTCTTGCTGTTAGCGTTGCTAGTGTCAGCTAAAGCGTCCCCCATAATATCGACAATCCTGTTTGATGCAACACTGACATTTGTGTTCATCGTTGTGTTCATGCCTGTCTTTAACTCGTCCTCCTCATAAGCTGATGTGATGTCGTCGATCTTTGTTTTGTCGGCACTACTCATTGAACCCGCTGCGCTTGTTGTCGCTGCCGTGATTGCAATGTCTGGAGTATTTCCCCCGCTGCTTGTGATCGGTGCCGTTCCTGTAACCGCCGTCAATCCACCGCCTCCACCTCCGCTGCTCGCGATTGTAATTGTGTCGCTACCGTTGTCAGATATGGTCACGTTCGCACCTGCCGCAATCGTCAATCCGCCCGTTAAACTATTCACAGAAGTAACACCTCCACTTGTTCCGTTTGCTGCCGCTGTGATACGTCCTTGCGCGTCTACGGTTATATCAGCGTTCGTGTATGCTGCCGCTGTCACCGCTGTGTCTGCAAGCGCAATCGTACCGCTACCTGTAATTGTTCCACCGCTTAACCCTGTGCCAGTTGCTACGCTTGTAACTGTGCCCGCGTTGTTGCTTACATCTGCAAACGAAAGAACGCCCGATCCGTTAGTTGTTAAGGCTTGCCCGTTCGTTCCTGTGTCATTAGGAAGGACAAGGGTGTAACTAGCTGCCGCGCTATGAGGAGGAGATTGAATCTTAACACCGTGCGAATTTTGGTTGCAATTAAGCTGAATGGCTCCGTCGTTAGTGTCTCCCTTAACTTCCAGAACCCCCGTTCCATTTGGAGCTAGAATGATATTTCCGTTCGTTGTAGACGTGTCTATCTCTCGGGCTTGCACATCAAGGTTGCCTCCGAGCTGTGGTGAGGTATCATCAACGACTGTTGCAATCTTCGCGTTGTTGGCGGTAATGTCTAAAGCTTGTTGGGTTGTTATGCCCACCTTTGCCGTATTAGCCACGACTGCGCTATTCGCTGCAACACGTGCCTCTGTGTAATAGAGATTTGTCCCTTCGTCAATGTCTGTTGTGACCAATACCACAACGCCCGTCTCTCCGTTTACCGAGTCAACTGGGACGCTTGGAATATCTCCCGTAAGTGCGAGCGTACCGGATGAGGTTGGCAGGCTGAGGTTTACATTGCCCGCGCTATTGAGACGCATCCGCGCCTTTGTGCCATTTGCTTCGTCGTGAATGTAGACGTTACCATGCAGATTAATATCTGCCTCGCTTGCAGTTGTAGAGCCGTCTATATTGATAGCTGTGTAAGCCGTCGTGCCTGACGCATCAGTTGCAACAATGAGATCGATATCTCCAGGGCTTGTCTCCGTAATTTCTACACCTGTGATTCCTGCCTTTAGTTTTGCCTGTGTGACTGTAAGCTCTAGGCTGCTATCTGTCGCCCCTCCGTTATTCTGTGTTGTGCTTGTTCCTTGTTTCAATTCAGAATACAACACCAAAAGCCAGTCCACATTCTCCCACTTGTTTGTTGCTCCAGCATTATATTTTAATACATCGTGATTCTGCAGGCTGCTGATTGTTACGTCGGTAAGTTCTGCAAGTGTAGAAACACCGCCCGCGCTACTTGGTAGCCATTCCTGTGTCGCTGCGTCGTATTCAATTACTTGCCCATCGGTTACGCCTGTAGTATCAACGTCGTACAGATCGCCAAGCTTTGCACCCGTCACCGGTGTGCCCTGCGCTATAGTAAAATTATCCCGCTTAATGCGAAAGGTAAAAGTTAAAACCTGAGCAAAGCGGCGCGGCGCGTCAATGGTGTCTATATCTACGTCATTGAACTGAATGCTTTCCACGTTCACTCCGTTGTAAGTACCGCTCACGCGATCCAATGCACCGCGCACCTTGTCACCGAGATCAGCAGCCAGCGCGTAGCTATCTGCATAGCAAAGAAATTCAAAGCGCACCTCATCCAACGTACTCGGCCCGTCGTGCGTGTCTTCAGGTGCAACGCTTTGCAACTGGTAAACAATAAACGGCGTGGCGGTTTCCTGCTCTGCAACCTCGGGAAAAATGTTAACGCCAACGATATCAGTGACGTCTGTGTTTTGCGACAGTATTACGTACGCGGCTATTCCTGCATTCATTTCTTTCCTTTGTTTCGTACGACTTTATCAATCTGAAATTTGTATTTCTTACGCATTTTCTCCAGCGCCTCGCCGCGCTTGTTTGCTATGGACTTACCAAACACGCCTTTGTTTCGGTTGTTGCCTTTTATAAACTGGTCGTCACCTTCCACGATGTTAGCAAACCATGCATCAGCGTCTTTCGGTGCGCGTCTACCTACACGCGGCCCAACCCAAAAAGTTGAATGCTGTTTATCAATCTGCCAAACCTTTACAGATCGGCGCAGCGTGCCAGGCTTTATATCAAAACCACCTTTGCCACCTCGACGAATCCGAATAGTTTGGCGAGCGTCCACAATATTGTTGAGCATCTCATCTTTGTAAATCTTACCGACTGCACGATGGATTCGCTTCTGGACCTTCTGATCGCTCACCTGTTTACGTAGCTGCTCGAATTGTTTCAGCAGCGGCTTAATGTCTGCGCCGATTCCTTCAAAGCCAACCTTACCGCCTTTCTGCTCAAGTGATCCCTGTGCCATGTGTTCCGGTTATTTCGCAAAGCAAGATAAGTTGATCATTGCGCCCAACTTCCTCGATGCCTTGTATGGTATACGTGTTGCTGTTATAGATCACGCGGTCCGCTGGATTGATTGCCCGCGTGTCTGTGCTGCTGCGGATCTTAAACCGTAGCCGCTGCACTGGCATATCCTGATCGCCGGTGAGCTTCTCGGCCATGCCTTCACCTGCCTTCATCAGTTCAGCCCATACGGTGACCAGCGTGGACCATGACGGCACGCGCTCACCGTACGCGTTCGCGCTGGTGGTGTAGTTCTGCACTTCTATACGCCGGTCGCTTTGTCCTATCCTCATACTGAAGTGATAACGCGGTAAGGATTTAAGATAGCGTAGAGGCCCAGCGGTAACTTGGTGGCAATCGTACCCGTCAGGACTGGCTGCCGCTGCTCATACAAGTGCGCCACCATCCAACGAATGGCGGTGATCATTGGCTTTGGTATTGTGGCTTCTGCATAACCTACCGTCATGTTAACCTGCACCGCGTTAAAGGTGTCGTCATACAGATCGGGCACGCTGTCGAATGTGATCCGCGCGGCTTTGGTTTTTATATCGGCCCACCACTTCGCTGTCGCTAGTGTCTGCGTTGTGTTCGCTGTGTCCGTGTACTGCACCGAGGTGATGGAGTTGACTGGACCAATAGGCAAACGAACGTTATAAAAGAAATCAATGTATCCGACGGCGGTAACATCACCAAGCCGCGTGTTGCAGTAGTCTTCGATCCACGCTATCGCTGCATCTCGGTAGGCTTCTATTAGGGTGTCCTCGTCCGTGTGATCCACTCTCAAATGTTCTTTGAGCTGTGCCACGGTTATAATGCTGTCAAGGTCGGGCGTGCCTGTTATTTGTACGGTCATCATATGGCTAAAATACGGACAAAAAAAAGAGGGGCCGAAGCCCCCCTTTCCAATCAAACTAACCCAACCAATTAGGAGAGCTTCACCGCTCGGCTCAATGCGCCGGGCTGTCGCAAATCGAAGTCAAAGAAACGATTAACGTGCAATGCAATCTGTGCAGTACCTGCGTCGCTGTACGGGTCAACTAGCAAATCGATGCCACCGAAGTAGGCAAGGATTCCGCCCTGTGCAAAGTTTCCGAAAATCATTCGGCCACCTGCTCCAGTTGCGTCAAGCGTGTCGTTTACCAAGTAAGGTGTAGCGACTGCGTTGTACATATTGAACTGGCCATTCTCCCACAATGGAGTTACGCCAGCAACCTGTGCAACGGACTTTGAAAGCAAGTAAGCTTGTGGACTCATAACGTACGAAGCGCCTCCGAGGTTTCCACCTGCTGCGAGTACAGCGGCTTCCATTGCGTTTGCAACTGTCGAAGACAAAGCAGCGTCGGCAGTGTTGTACACATCTACGTCAGTCGATGCCATGATAGTATCAAAAGCATAGTCGTCTATATAGGCGTTCATTGCTGCGGCCAACTCGTTAGCAATCAAAGCGTCTACCTCTGCACCGCCTTGTAAAACAAGTTGCTTGCTGTACTTTGTGTTTGCTGCAACACGTTGTGGAGTCAATGACAATTCATCCATTTCCATGGTTGAAGCTGCATCGGCTGAAACTTCTGTTTCACCTGTTCCAACTGCTTTGTTGCTTACACGTGGAAACTGCAAGTTACCTGTGGCGTTTCGAATCACTGTCGTGCCGAGTCCTTCGACTACGGTAGGGGCGCGCAATGCTTCGATTGCAGCAGGTACAACAGTAGGAACAAATCCTGAACCGTCGCCGCTTCCTGCTTGGAAGTCGTCAGCACCTCCAGCACGCAAAGCGATAGAAGGAATTGCAATCTGTCCAGCCATCTGTAATCCTTGGCTTCGTGCTTCCTTGCTGGCTTCACTTGCCCACTCTGCTTCTGCACCTTCCAAGTTGCGACCGTTTGCAACGGCAGCGACTGCACGGCTCAAGCTGAAAGAGCTGTTGACGCGCTCAACCTCGCGTTGCTCGGATGCGCCAGCTGTACCGCTCTGCGCCATTCGTGCAACCATGTCCTGCTCACGTGTCTTGTGCTTAATCTTCACATCCAAGTCCTGCATCATGCCGTCAAGCTTGTCGCATCGTTCCTGTTCTGCTTCTGTCATAACGCGGCCCTCGGAGTCCGCCTTTTGGCCAATGGCTACAAATTCCTCGTAGTTCGCATTGCGTTGGCCTTTCAAATCGTTTAAAGTCATCTTAGTAATGTTTTGCGTAAAGTTACGCGGTTCTGTTTTTATCGTTTCAGGTTCTGCGCGTTGTTCCTCTACTGGCTCAACTGCTACCTGTTCATCTTTCATGTCCTCCACTTCCTGCGCCGCCTCTGCCATGTTACGCGCGTATACTGAAGCCGTCGGGCTTGCTGGGTATGTTACCGCTGAGGTATCTAATAGCTTGCCCACCTTTGTAATCGTTCGCGTGCTGCGGTCCTCGCTCCATTCGTCCGCCTCAATCGTAAAGGCGAAAGAGCTTTGTGATATATCGCCGCGCTTGATTAGCTTGTAAAGGTCGCGCCCGTCCTGAGTGTCGGCAAGGGCTGCACGATACTTCAAACCCGTTTCGTCTACGCTCAGCTCTAGCGTGCCGTTCGTAGTTCGTGCCAATGGTGCGCCTGTGTGATTAAGTAAAAATCTTACATCGTCCTGCATGACATCGTCAAACGCGCCACGTGCTACGGTCTCTTTGAAATATCCTAAATCGTACTCTACATCAAAGTTGCTTGCATAGCCTTCGACTACCAGAGCGTCATCGCCAGCGGCCCGCACTTCTGCCGTGCGCAGTTCTACGTTTTCACCGTATTGGCTGCGCAGCTCCTCGGTGCGCTTGTCATCTTTATTATCCATTGTTATTTGTTTCTGAAACTTTATCGGAATAAGCGCCTAGCCTATCCAATGCGATTTGATTGACTGCAACGGTATGCGTGTCGCCTCCGTCCGTTGGGTTTAATTCTTCCTTGCCCCTGACTTCGTTAATACTCAGCACGCCGTTGTTTAGCATTTTGGTATAGAAGTCTGCG